AAATGCTGGACCGCCTGCTACGCTCTGAACGAAGTCTGTGATACTAGGTAATCCGCCTGGGCCTAGATTAGGACTTAATGCTGTAGATAAACTAGCACCGGTTAATGAATTAAGTTGGCTACTTAACCCTGATGTTAGACTATTTAACGTTGGTGCAGCTGCATCTAGACCAGGTATACTGGGCACTGATATTTTACCTAACATACTAGTAGCTGATCCCATGTTGGGGAAACTAGCACCCATGTCACTGAATTTACCTGCTATACCAGCAGCATCAGTGGTCAGCCCTTTTATAGCACCAGGATCAGCAGTCTTGGTATAGTCACCAAGATCTTTGAGACTTTGTATACCGCCTGCATTACCTACGTCGGGTGCTAGATCTGCGCCAATAGTCATACTAGGCTCCTCCTAGCAGTTTGCCTGCTGAGTTAGTGTATAGGCTACTATCTGATCCGTTGTAACTTGGTAGTCCGCCAAATGGGTTTTGACCAAATTGGTCAGCGACTGTGTTAAGCACTGCCGGATCACTGATACTACCTGTGACCTGTGCGATCTTAGACGCATAGACAGGATTGGTCAGATCATTTAAGTTAACTCCTGCGGCTGCGAGTTTTGCATTAACTCCTGATGCATTGCCTAATTTATTGGCATTTAATGCTTGGACCAATCCGGCTGGTGATCCGATATTCTTAGGATCTATTCCATCGAACATTGATCCTGATGACGACAATGCCGCACCTGCAGCTGACAAGCTACCAAATTTTCCTGTTAGCCCTTGATCTAACATACTGCTCATATTCGTAATACCAGAACCAAAGTCACCAAAACTACTGTTGCTGATAAAGTTAGTTGTGTTTTGTAAATCAGTAGCATCACCAATATGTGCTTTGGCTTGATTTAAAAACGAACCAAATGCTGCATGATTACCACTAGGTAAAATACTACTTTGTAATGAGGTTAAACTAGCTAAAGCGGCATTTGCCGCTGGCCATAATGCTACATTAGCGATGTTGGCAAAATGTATTTGTCCCATTACTGTGGTAACATCATCCGCTAGTTGCAATGCCGCACCAGAGGCAATACCAACCATAGCAGTGATAGTGCTAGGGGTTAAACTACCACTGGCTGTGGCTAGAGCCAGCTTGAGATTTTCAGCTACTACTGTTCCTGCCTTGGCTGTTACTATATTATCGGCTGTGGTTTGGTCACCCATTGCTATCGCCCTATGTTATAATGCCGCCCGGACTAACCGGTTCAATACCAGTAGTGGTTTTAATGTAATGATTTTCTACATCTTTTACTGTAGGACTGTGCATCATCACATGGCGTTTATCTAATGTTATACTCTTATTTACATCGCTAGTGAATAAACTCTGCATCAACCCTAGTCCTTTTTGGCTGGGCATGACTGTTGTTGGTTTATTGATAACGAAACTGTCAGGCGTTTCTTCTACGATTTTAGCAACAAGCTCATCACCGTTGACTATTTTAAAACTTACTACTGTATCTTTAGCATATCCTGTTTTTTCAAGCATTGACTTCCCCTAGTTTATTGAATAATTCTTCATCACTTAATTTTACTAATCCTTGATAACCACCTTCTACGAACAACTCATCACCTTTGTAGATCTGTGGAGCTGAACGATGTCCTTGACCGATGAGCCATTCACGGGCATCAGGCACTTCATCGATCTTAACTTCTTTGTATGCGATATTTTTATTTTTTAATAGGTGTTTTGCCTTGTCGCAGAATGGGCAATTATTTTTACTATATACGGTTAACATCTTATAACTCCGGTAGATCATTGTAGTCAACGTTTTCACCCATGACTCCAATTACATAATTAGTTGATTCATTTTCTTGTAAGGCTGTTTGTTTTTTACTTGTATCACTGTGTTTATTAAACCAAGGTATAGGTGTGGTCTTAGGTGCTGACTCTTGATACTTGATACCAATTTCTTTAAGTGCGCCAACTGCCGTGTAGTCTACAAATTCTTTTAAGATGGTAGCGTTAAGTCCAATCACTGGACCCATTTTAAATAGATAATCTGCCCAGGATTTTTCTTCGCCGATGACATCGAGATACATTTGATAAACTTCAGCTTCACATTCTGCTTTGACGTCTGTAAAGCGTGGATCTTCTTTAACCACTTGATTGATCAAGAAAGCCGTCCACTCTTTGTGTAGCAATTCGTCTTGTAAGATCAAGCTGATGATGTTGCCATTGCCAATGAATATCTTATTCTCTACCATTGCAAGACTTGTAGCGAATGACACCATGAAGCGGAATGCTTCTAGACCATAGCTGGCATGCAAGGCTAACCATATAGCTTTGATGTGATCACGTTCGTCGATCTTGTGTCCGAGTTCTTTCTTACAGTTAATCACATGTAGCTTATCATAGTAATTGCCGATGGTACTAGCCATGCCTACGATTTCTTCAGTATCGTGGATGGTGTTGAATACATCTTTAGGCACGTTATAGATATTACGGATGATGTGGCTGTAACTCTTGCTGTGGATATTAGTTTCAAAGAAACTCCAGTTACTGATAAGTGCTTCTAGTTCCGGAATACTGACCACTGGTCCAAACACTTGATTAGGGGCGCGACCTTGTAGGCTATCTAATGCTGTCTGACGTAATAAGTTACTAGTAAAGATATGTTTAACAGCATCACTGGCATCTTTAAAATCTTGACTGTCTTTAGTCAAGCTGACTTCTTCTGGTTGCCAGAAGAAACCGCGTGCTGTAGTTTCAAAGTTAGCAATTTTATTATACTTGACTTCTTCAAAACGTTGGATAGTCACAGGACCCGCTGGGTCTAGAAACATCTTACGTTGTAGATAGTTGGTCTTTGTTGATAAATTATATTGTTCTTTACTCATAGTTTACATGCCTCGCAATCGTCATCGGTTTCATCTGGTTGTGCAGCCAATGTTGGCGCAATTTCCGCATCTGCTTTCGCACCTTGTTTGTTGATCAGGCTATAGTAGAATGTCTTGATACCCCAAGCATGTGCCTGCATTAAGTTTTTAGCGATCAGTGTGCTTGGAACTTTACGATCTTCCCAATGTGCTGGATTGTAGAATGTATTTGTTGAAATACTTTGATCTACATAAGCTGCCAACACTGCTGCTGTCTTTAAATATCCATCGCAGTCTTTCTGTTCCCACATCATTTGATAACGATTTTTTAATTTGTTATATTCTGGAACTACCTGTATAAACGAGCCTGCTTTGGATTCTTTAACACTGATCAAACTCATTGGCATTTCGATACCGTTGGTCGAACCAATGACCACGCTTGAACTTTCTACTGGAGCGATAGCCATCAATGTAGCATTACGCACACCATATGATCTCATGTCACTGCGTAGTTGTTCCCAATCTAGTTCACGTGTCGGAGTAAAGTCGGCTAGTTTGTTAACTGCTTTGGCACGGTTTTCCCAAGGGAAGTTTCCTTTGCCATAACGTGTGTGTTCACTGTGTAAACAAGGTCCACGTTCTTTAGCAAGTTCGACTGTGGCTTCTGTTAAGTAAAACGCTTGATGTTCCATCCAGGTCTTAACTTCTTGAAGAGCATCTTTCTCACCATAGCGTAGATTCTTTTTAGCATGCCAATAAGCAAGATTAGTAATACCAATACCTAGTGGCTGGATTTCATCATTGCTTAGTTTACTTTGTATGCTTAAGAAGTCTTGATAGTCAAGGATGTTACATAAGCTACGTTGTAGGATGCGACAAGCACGTCGCATGTCCTCTGGATTGCGGAAAGCACCCCAATTTATACTACCTAATGTACACAGGGCAATGCGACCGGAAGCGTCATCTAAGCGTTTAAATGGCTTAGTGGGTAGTAAAATCTCGCAACACAGATTACTTTGATAGATAGTATGGTATTCAGGATCAAATGGTCCTTGCTTCATTACGTTGTCAATGAATACTAGATAGATACGTCCGGTGTCTGTGCGTTCTTTAAGTATGCCGCCCTTGAATACTTCTTCTGCACTTAGAACTTTCTTACGTAGGCCTTTTTGTTTCTCATACTTAACATACAACTCTTCAAATTGTTTTGTATCTTTGTAGAATGCTTCATATAAGTCTGGAACTTCGTTAGGGTCAAAAAATGTTATGTTTTCTTTGTTTTTAAAACGACGCCAGAACATAGCGTTAAGCACGACGCCATAGTCCATATGGCGCACACGTGTTTCTTCTGTACCTTGATTGTTCTTTAATACGATCAAATCATCAAACTGATGATGCCAAATAGGATAGAATACAGTAGCTGACGCATTACGGATACCTCCTTGACTACATGAACGTAAATCACCAAACCATTTCTTAAGGAAGGGGATCATGCCTGTATGCATGATTTCCCCGCCTCGTATAGGACTCCCTAATGGGCGCAAACGACCTATCTCTAGACCAATACCAGCACGCTTGCTGGCATACTTGGCCATCATCTCTCCTGATGCAAAGATACTATCTAAGTCATCATCACTTTTAATCAGCACACATGAACTAAATTGTTTTGTAGGGGTACCCAAGCCAGCGAGCACTGGAGTGGCGAGCGTGAACAATCCGTCACTGGCGCAGGTATAGTAATCTTTAATATAACGTAATCTTTGGCCGGGATTCTCAGCATGGAATACTGTGGCAGCGGCAACCATATATCTAATTTGAGGTGTTTCATAAATTTGTTTTGTGCTACGATTCTTAACTAGATATTTTTCAATCAATTGTTCTATAGCCGCATAGCTGTAGTCTTCATCTTTGGCATGGTCAATAAGTTCTTCCATCTTGTTCCACTCTTCTTCAGAGTACCAGTCGAGAAGTTCTGCTGTGTATAAGCCTGTAGCTACATTCGTTTTTACGATTTCTAATAAGTGTGGGACTTGATAGTCGCCATAGATATCTTTACGTAGCATTGATAAGCGTTGCTTGCCTGCTACGAATTGATAGTTGGTGTGTCCTACTTCTGGTTCGTGTTCTACGTCAATCAAATCAACGATAGCACGCAGAGTAATCTCATCAATTTCGCGTGTGCTGATACCATCGTAGAAGTGTGGTTGGGCTTTGATCTCAATCATACTCTGACTTACGTCAGCTATGCCCTGGCAAACTTTAGCTACTTGGAGTTGCCATTTTGTAAGATCTAGTGGTACGATCGCACCACTGCGTTTTTTAACTTGAATATTGCTCACTTGAAACCTCTTGTTTAGTATTTGTCTAGCTGTAGTTCTTTGCTTGAGTATTGATACAGCAGTTGCAACTGTTTTTCTTCTATCTGTTCTGTATTTACTATTTCGTAGGGCCAGTAATTAAGAATATATTTCCCATGGTCTAACCAAGCTACACAGTGTTTGGTTTTGTCTTTATAATCATAATATACTCTTATTTCCATAGGAGTTGATTTATGACTACTAAAATATATAGTATACGCTATTCCTAGACTTTTAGCAACGTCACACCAGTAGTTTTCGGCTAACAAGGTCCAGGGATCTGGCCAAGTTTTTGGATCACTTGGGTCCAAATTATAATTGACAAATGGAGCCGTGCTCCACATATTGTTTAGTTCTACTACTGCTGATTCTAGAGGCAGTCTGTCTAATTGATGGCGGAAATCTTTCCACTGCGTTAGCCTGTCATTAACACGCAGGTTCCAAAAATTCTGCCACATGATTAGTAGAAGGTTTTAATATAGTAGGTTAAATTAGCTGATGTGCCAGCACCAGTAGTCGTGTAACCTAGGGTAGCAAGATTACCAATATTGGCGTTGCCAGTGATATTTGCGGTCCAGTATAGGGTGACGCCTAGATT